ACAACAGGCCACAAGGTTATCCAGGTCATCTGTGCCACCAATCACACGCGGTTGTATATGATCCACCTCATTGGCTGCGTCTCCACAGTATGCGCATATGTAGCAGTCACGCTTCAACACTATGAGACGTTGCTGTTTCCACTTACTACTGCCTAGATGTTTGCTACCCATTAATGCCAATTCCATTTCTTAAAGTGTTTAAGCGCATTACACATTGAGCCATATCTAGCATAAGAGTAACGTATTCCCCACTCAACCTGTGCTACTGGATCAGCTGTCTTTAGGTATATAGAACGGCCTTGTGGTATCCCATAGTGCTGGCCATTCCTGGCCTCGCTTCTCCAATTACTTTCTTTGGTATAAAGCGTGAGCGCACATTTATATTCATCATATGGAAGATTGGCTTTTGCATAAGCCTTTGGACTTTGTTTAATCTGTCCTAGAGTGTGAGTAGGGGCATAGGCGTAAGCCGTCCCAGATAATAGAATCCCCAGGACACTTACTACCGCGCAAGCGATCCGCGTTGCGGCTTGCGCTGAGTGCCTGGAGCACTCTAGCAAGCTAATTGTAATCGGTGTTTGTGTATTGAATGACATTGAGCGTATCCTTTCGGCGTGTCATCTCATATGTTGAGACGATTTTGCTTAACGGTTACCGGTCTTGTAAAAGCCTTTCCCACGGAACACAACTGCTGGAGCTGTCCAAATCCGTGTCATAGTTCCACCACAGCTGCATTGAATGCTCTCAGGAGTGTCAGTGGTCTCATATATAACATTGCAAGTATCGCAGCCATAGTCAAATCTTGGCATTAGCGAACTCTATTGATTTCAGACTTGCGAAGTGCATCAGCATTTTCTTGGCCAATCGCAAATAGAGCTGTTGGCATGAACACGCCTTTAGTTCCATGATCTCTGTGTTCAAACTTAAAGTTCGATGGAAGCGTCATGACAGCATCAGCATGATTCCATATTTCGATAAACATCTTTGAACGGCTAAACGGCAACAAAGCGATTCCATTTCCATGTTGTATAAACTTCTCAATCCAGGGTCTAGGTAGCGAATATGGTGGATTCATCCATACACGCCCATTCCATTCTTGAGCTAGTCCATCCATTTCCATATGAAAGTGATTTTTTGTTGGTAGCCACGGAACACCTGCTTCAGGTGCGCACACGTCAATATCAAATTCCAGGCCTAATGCGTCAAATAGCCACTTCGGAGTGTAATAATCGTCAGCTGGTGTGTAATCTTTGGCACTTCTACTTTGATGTCCCATTTTCAAACCTAACTATGGCCTCAGCCATTCTCATTGGACTCTCTGGTAATCCATATTCGTATCTACTCCATAGGAACTTGGCAAGTTCGGCAATCTGTTCCTGTGATGATCCAACTGCCGCACTGTTTACATCTGTCTGGTTCATTATTGGGTGCTTTCTCTTGAAGGATTGACATCAAATCCCCTAGACGCATAAAGGCTAAATACTCCCCTGCGCTCTCGCCCTGGCCATTGCAGCGACTAACAACAAATGCAAGTTTACCACCCTTGTTGCTTTCCGCTTGTTTAATCCAGGCTAGTGGTTGAAAGTCTGATCGTGCTTTAACTTCTATTGAAAATGGTATCCCAGTTATATCTTCACCGTTTCTACCTGCTCCAGTAGATTCAGCATAGGGATACCATTGCCTCAACCAGTCAGCCACCACGCGTTGCGTCTTATAGCCCCTATGCTTGCGATGATTAGCCATTGACGGTATGGCATTTCTCGCATTGCCATTGCAGTGGTGATAAACTAACTGTCCAAACACCTTCATCTTGATCAGGGATGTTGTTACACATTTGGCACACCAGCAACGGCACATCTCCGTAAAACTCAGACGTGCCGTCTGGTCTTATTATTTCTAAATAACCCATTTATTCCACCCCCTCAGGTAGCCTAAACTTTCCTGTGGTCTTTGATAATACATACCAAATCGCTTCGCATTGTTCAAACTTTTGTAATTCCCTACCTGAACACAAAGCACCACGCCATGCTTTGCCATTGGTTATGCCTGATTTAATTGTGCGTTGTCCGTGTGAGCATGTAGGGATTGGTTCTGCTTCACCAAATGCCTGCTGCACCATCTCAACTGCTTCTCCTAGTGTTGTAACTTCTTGCTTAGGTTCAGCACTGACAAATTCATCCCATGTGTTATTTACTGCCAGGGCTGCGTTTGCGATTGTCGCACTTCGTTCGTCGTTTTTGACTCGTTCGACTTTTGCCATATCTTGCTTTGTTGCTTTTGTTGTTGTTTCAAGGACAAGCGAAATTGCTCTTCCAATAGCACTGGTGCAAGTGTCTTCGACAAAGAACTTACGCATTTGTTGAGGATACGTAGCTGCGTCTCCATAAGCATAGTCAACAGCAGCAGGAAGCGTATCTTCATGTTCGCGGTAAATACTTGCAGCCACAAGGACATGTCCCTTGACCGCATCAAATTGAATAACATCACATACTATCCTTCCGACAGGGAACGCCGCTTGCCAGCGTTTCACTCTTGATTGAACATCCTCATAATTATCTAAATTAAAAGCCATTTAATACTCCTTGTGTAGTGTTTCCGTTGGTCTTTGCATACTCTATCTGCTGATCTAATGAAAAGTATGAACCATCAGCCCATCTGGATATATCCATAGTGCAGTCATTACAATATGAACGCTTGCGTTTATGAGACTTGGGCAATTCACTATGTATAGTCCAGGCGGCCTGTTTGCGGTTGTTGGGCCGACAGTAGTCACACCAAATTCCTAGCTTGGCTTTAGTCAACAAAGAAGTCATCTCCTTCAGTTGAAAGTTCTCCCGCAAGTGCGATGTATGCACAAGCATCAATGAAGGAGTCGAGATGATGAGGACTCTCCTGGATTCGTGCGAGCTTGACTTCAACGAGTGCCAAACATGCCTGGTAATCCGTAATTGGTGTCTCAAGGAGCTGTTGTAGTCTGAGTGCAATCCTTGTCTGATTGACTCGCGGGTGTCCATAGATTGCGCCTCTATCACAGATAACATCTGTCGCACTTTGCAATATCTCTTTAGCGATCATTGCGAACCGCAACACGGCTGATAGCGCGGCCTGCGTGATAGCCTTCACGCTTGCCTTTTTTCCAGCCCTTCCAGTAAGCGACATATATAACCAATGGACTAGTGCATAAAAGTCCCACAGCTTCAAAGTAAGTTAAATCAATCATTATGCACTCACTCTAGCTGCATGAAAGTCATAGTCAGAGATAAATGCCCACTGCTCCATAGCCTCATCAAATGATTCTACGCAAAAGTGCCCACGATTATTTAGGAATTCACGGCAAAGCATAAAGTCTGAGTAATTTTCTACCCAGTAAATATGTCCTAGCGGTATCTCAACACTAAAGTCAAAGCGCGCTTCTTGGTCTTTCCAAGTGCGGATGTCCCATTCCATAGCAGTTTCAAATAAGTGTTCAAAATCCTGCGGTGTGATGTTCATTTGTAGCCCTCCTTGTTGACTACTGTGCTTCGCCAACACCTAAAGGGTCGCACTTTGTCTAGGCTATTTCAACCTCATTATGGCGAATTTATGTAACGATTTCGTTATAAAGTCATCCTCATATCCAAGCCATTCTTCGCCGCAGCAGGCCTCATCCATAGGTTTTGCCCTCGAATGTGAAGCTTCCGTCCTTTTCAATCGGGACAGCAATAGGCAGAACACGCTTGCGATCTGTGTATATAACGCCAAATCCAGCCTGCCAGTTAAACGTGCCTTTAGTATAATAAGCCTGACGCGTATCCATCATATGTCCTACTTCAAAACCTGTTAATCGAGATACCTCTAAACCGCCTGAGGATTGAGTATAAGAGGATATTCCCTGTCTGTGAGTATGTCCACACACTACGCTTTTGCCATGCCGTTTGGCGGCTTCCAGGGCTGTTATACCCCCTTGTGGCTTTATGCTCTGTTCGTCTCCATGCACCATAATCCAGTTTGTTCCTGGTATCTGATATGGCTGCCTGTGATAGGTAACACCCAGTTCTGGCAGGCGTAGAAAGTTTTCAATCTCTAATTCAGGTGCGCCTATCAATCCAGGCAGTCGAGTAGAAAGGGCGTTAAAGAGTCGCGCTCCGTGATTGCTTCTTGATAGTTGTGTGATTCGCAAGTCATACATGACATCAACGCACATGTCTCTGTCTTTGCCGATTGTCTTGGAGTGCTCGTCAAAGCCGCTACTCCAGCGCGAAATAGTCTGGAAGTCCATTTCATCACCAACACATAACACCTCATCAGGTTTAAACTTGCGGATAAATGTGGCCACATTTGCCACTGCTTTGGGACTATGAAACGGAACTTGGAGATCGCTGATTACAACTATCTTCATTAGTCCTCATCTTCCTCTGAGTCATAATATTCTGGTTGGTCTGGCAACCAATTAGGTTGTGGAAGAATTGTCGCAGGGTAAGTTGCAGGAGCGGATATTAAATAAAGTGAGTGATCTACGCTGAAACCTGCGCGTCTTAATGATTTATAGTATTCATTTAACCCGATGCAATACTGATCCAAAGCTGAATACACACTCAGGTCAATGACCTTCTTTGGAGTCATAAAGAAATTATCGCTCTAAAAGTATGTTATATATCTCATCAACACGGGAATTGAGGCGTTTAATTTCGCCAAGTAAGTGCGTGATTACATAGCCTGACAAGCCACCAATGACCGATACAGTGGCAATGTATAGCGTTAGGAAGTCTTTTTGGTTCACTTCTGGATTACCAACGTCGAAAGGTTAGACGTGCCTGCAGACGTCACGGCCCAGATAGCATTGCCGTGATTCTGAATTACGGTCTTATCGCCGTTGTCCATGCGGTATCCGTTGGCAACAGTTACGTCCGCGCCGCCAAGATACAAAGTGCCTGATGAGGAATGAAAGTGGACTTCCTCTGCGGCCTGGTCATCAACTACTACTACTGATCGCGTGGTTGTTACCGTGTAGTTTGCGCTTGAGATTGTCATTTCTTAGGGGTCGCATATCCGAACACTCCAGCAAGGATAGCCCAGAGAACTGCGCGGTAGTCGAGTGAGAAGTTACTGGCCGCCCACGCAGCTAGAAACGCACCTGACATCAGGAAATATGGATTTTTCATTTATTACCCCTTAGCATAGGTATTTCAAAAAAAGAACCATCCGTGTCAGCCTTACCTTTATTGAAGGAGACGTGGATATGGCTGGTGTGTGGGTTAATGCCTGTGTATTTACGCCATTTCCAATTAAGGATTCGACTAGCGATTTTGTAATTATGTATGACATAAGATATTCGTTTAGCAGGGTCAGACTTTGCATAGAGACGAATCTGATCTGCCAGGTAGATACTTTCAGATTTGTGGTCTGTGAGGTCTGCGTCAATATCAAGGGCACGAACCCAGCCCTGAGCATCAGGCGTATGATCTGATTTACTGTCATGCTTAGCGTCTCCGATTGTGCCGTCAGTTCTACGGTCGCGGTTCGGATAGGTGTCATCTACTTGCTCACGCAGCTGGATAACGCTTTTACTTAGGCGCGGTTTCATCTAAATCCCAAGTTTGTGTGGCTTCATTCCAGTCATATCTTTTACCATCCGCCGGATAATCAACTGGTGCATACCAAAATGAGCCTTGCCTTAACCAAGAAGGATAAGGTTGAGGTGCAATAAAAATATCTTCATTTCTATTATAGACAAAGCCGATTCCTACATCTTTGTTTGTGCAGTCTATCCAACCAGTTGAATCCCAGTTGTCATCTGCAACGGATATGTTTATAACGGTATTGTTTTCATCCAATAAAACATAGTTTTTCATACTAAATACCTCACAATTACAACTCCACTTTTGCCATTGCCAGCAGCTTGGTTTGCTGGTGATCCACCGCCCCAACCACCACCACCACCACCTGCACCTAGTGAAGTTGCTGCGGTTGATACTTGCACATTTGTTGAACTGTTATTTTTACCACCTTGACCAGCACCAGTGCCACCATTTGCGCCTGATGAAAGTGCGCCAACATCGTTGTAGCCACCAGGCCCACCGCCAGAACTTGCTTTAGTCATTCCTGATAAAGAAGTGAAATTGGCAGAAGTTAAGTTAGAGTCAATTGTTGTAAAGGCTAAACCTTCTGCGCCTGATGCAAGTCCACCTGAGATAGATTCGCCGCCAATAGCAGTTGCACCACCGCCACCGCCTGCATAAACTTTGTTTGCATCGTTGTAACCTTTTCCACCTACAAAAGTATTTGTGCCAGATGCGCTACCGCCTGTTGTGCTACGACCGCTTGCAGCACCACCAGAACCACCTGC